CGGCATACCGCACCAGGGAGTGGACGTACGTCGGCTTTAGTTCGAGTTACAACAGCCATGTTAAGCCTCCTACGTTACATCGGTTTGATTCCGAACTGGACGGCAATCGCCTTCTCTTCGTCATCACTGATGGCGAAGCCAGGTACCTTCCCACGTTTCTTGGAATCAGTTTCGGCCGGTGGCTCCTTACGCGCGCGAATCAGATAAGGGCGCCCTTTGAGGACCTTCTTCAGTGTTTCCTGGTAATCTTCATCTCCAGGTACATCGTCGTCCTCAACAAACTCCCGCTCGATCGCGTCGCGAGCAAAAGCTACCGCATCACTGCGCGCACGCGCTGAAGTGAAAGACACATCCATCTCATCGAGGACGTCCTCGAGCTTCTCGGTCATCTTATAGCGCCTGAGTTCCTTCTGCGCGCTGCTCAGTTGTGACTGCAACGCTCCAGTAGCAGGCTCCTCGACCTCCTCGCTCTTGTCTTCCTTCTTCCCTGCCAGCTTCTTCAGCCGGATGCGGCGTTCTGCCGCTTGACGATTAGCTCGGCGCAACTTGCCACGAAGCTCATCCAGCTCATCCTGAAGCTGTTGAACTCGCTCTTCAGCACTAAGCTCTTCGTCCTCTGCCTCGCCCTCGACCTCTGTTACAGTCTCAGTCTCCTCGGGTTCCGTTTCCAGCTCCTCGGGCGGCTGCTCCTCTTCGGTCTTGATTTTGGCCTTGGGCGGTTTCGGACTCTCGTCCTTCTTCGTCTTGTCCGACATCTTGTGCCTCCTGTTTAGACATTAGTTCTTGCTTCTGTTGGAGCGCGTCGCGTTGCTCCACCTTCTTCATGGCCAGCATTTGCTTAATGCGCTGTCTACTGTACCCGGCTTCACGCCACAACTGCTCCTCCGGTATACCTAGTTTTTGCTTCTTCAATAACAGTTCCATGCGTTCCTGTTGACTACGAGCAGATGCATCTGCCCAGATGGGATCGTATACTGCATCCTCGTTGACTATTCTCCCATCACCCACGCCGAAAGTATTCTGAAGCTTAGCTGCAAGCTTCAGACACTTCCCCCAAGCGTTCCCGTATGTAATCTGCCGACTGCGAGCTCGTGCGATTAGCGGACCTTCCTGTTCCTTTAGCGTCTCATCGCTCGCGATCAGTTTGGTCGAAATGAAGCGGCTAACGGGCGTATTTGTTGTAGTAGCTAGCCACAATACTAGCTGATGCGTTAGATCCATAAGAGGGCTTAACTCAGAAGGCTCAACGCTAGCAAACGAGGCTTGGTTAGGCGGAAGAGTCGTTCCTACAACTTGACCCGGCTCGATAGGTAACAAGTTGCTGCGGTCGGGTTTTAGCGGTCCGCCATCGGTTGTAGGAATGAAGCCTAGCGACACGAAGATACGAAACGCCGTTAGATCAGACGACGCGAGTAGGTCAAGTAGCGACTTATTGATTGCTCGTTGTAGTGGCCAAGCGTCCGACGCCTCGGGTCTCAATGCTTTGTTTTTAAAGTGCACCATTGCAATCCCTAGAGGCTGATCAGTAGCATCAGTCCAAGGGATGGAGGCATCTAGTTCCCACTCCGCTTTGTTACGCCTTACCCATTTCTCGATCCGATCCGGATAGTAGAGGTTACGATGACTGATTATTTCTTTGCTGTTAACCTCCGTCCAGTACTTCACTCCAACTTGCGGACTTAGATTCGGATCGTCTTCTTCGTAGAGGATGACGCATCCCTGCCCATCTCCACCTACTTCGACCGACGTATAGCGTTGCTGAGGAATGACCGTAGGCCGCTCCTCTTCCTGATCCCAGTCAACGATGCCGAAGTACTCACCATCTCGTAGTGCACCTTCGTGGATCTCCTCCTGCTTGGCATCGAGACCGTCCGACTGCCAAAACTCCTGCGCCCATTCTAGAGCTGTAAGATCATCGCAGTCGAACGCATCGACCGATAGTCTCTCCGATACAGCCGTAACAACATTATTGCATACGTTAAAACGGAACGGATCAACGAAGCCCTCCGTCTCGTTAAGAAACTGCTTGAGGCGCTCGGTCAGCTGTGCACCTTGATCACCCGAGTGGTAACGGCGAGCCAGAAGTACCTCACGCTCTCTGTTCTGCTCCATCGCGTTGAGACCTTCGAGGTAAGATAGCCGCAGAGCGATGTCTGACGACACGATCGTGTCGTACAGTCTTATGACAGTATCTTCAGGCGTTATAAATAGTGACATTAGTCATCCACCTTGAACCAGTATGGGGTGCTGGTCCAATCACCACCAGGAAACGTTACGTGAGCCATCGCGCACCACTGACCTTCGATAGTGAACTCAGCTGCAGTGAAACAATGAATCTTACCGTTCACGCCATCGGTAACGAACGTAGAAGCTTGCACTACGTCCGTACCTTGCGGGTCACGAATGATGATCTCCTGACCAGTAACGCTAGACAGGTTGATGGCTACTCCGTCTACGTCTTGCACGGTTAGCTCAATCTCGGTACCAATGTCACCAATGTGTGCATGATCTAGGTCTGTCATACTTCAACCTCTCCAGAGATCGCCTGAGCGATTACAACTTCGCCTTTGATCACCTTAGTGATCACGACGCTACCTTTGATCACTGGGGCAACAACGACGGTGTGCTCCTCGTTACTCACTCTTGATCTCCTTAGAAATGGTAACGGTACCGGAGATACGTTTAGAGACGTATACAACGGCGCTGAGCACTTTATGCCACCAGTTCGTCATGCGGTGATGCTTACTGTCGAGTAAAGTTAGTATGCCCATGTTTATGTCTGGACGACCAGCTCCTGGGATATGGTAGACAGATGTGCCACCAAGAGAAGCACGGAATACTTGTCGGTTCCATCGATCGCTACATACGCTGCCAATCTGTCGCCGACAGCCGCTGTTCCTGATTGGATCCAGTCTGTCGGCGTGAAGGATGATAACACACGATTCTTTACGTCGAACCGATAGATCTGATTGGTTATGCCGTTGACGTAAATGTTCATGTAACCGAACTTGCCGTCGTTGTCGCAGGGTGCATACTTCCCACAAGTACCTGCTGCAGGGGATGCCATCCCTAGGCCATCATAGACGATAGCACCACTCCATGAACCTGTTATTGCTGCAGCGATATCGAGCAAGTCTAGAGTGGTAGCTCCACCCCTGAACGAGAATATGTGGGAGTGCCTGGCATTTTTTGCAACATCTGGTTCGATCCCAAATGCGCTGAATGATGTACAGCCAGCGGCCATAGCACCACTACGATTTGCAAAGTATGTGACGTGCCAGGCGTTGTTGTTGATGGAGTTTGTACCGTTGTTGACAGTCGCTCCCGAATAGTTGTAGGTGTAAGTAACCGCAGTGGCCGAGCTCCACAATAGAATCAGGTTCGGATATTCAATCACGAACTTTGCGTTCGCGGACGGTGTTACTGCCCAGTTAGATCCTAAAGTATAGACGGGAGATGCTCCAGCAGTGTGTGACGCAATAATCCTACGTTGATTCACCGCTGTCGGAATCGCAACATCTTCGACAATGCGAATCTGGAAGTTACGATACTCGTTGACTAAGACAGCAGCATCACCAGCAGCAGCCTGTCCAGTAATTGATCCTACTGCGCTAGCAGTAGCTAGGAGACAGTGCTTCGATGTCCCATCGTATTGGCTTGCACCAACTACAAAGCCCTCTCCAGGAATATGATCGAATGGTACGTACTGCTCATCTAGAGCGATTGCCGAGAAGTCAGTAGCGATGGTAGCTGGCAGGTTTGTGTTGGTCAGAGAGGCCAGAGTATTCGTAGCTAGTTCATATGACCGCCAAGAGCCAGCAGCTAATGCTCCGGATCCTAGCATGAACACCCTACCAGCGAGTATCTCGTACGTATCGCCACTCGCAGGAGTAAACGTTAGAGCAGTGTCCAACGTCAATGTTGGTGTAGTCCCACCTGTGTTACCTACGATCCAACGCTCCTCGACCTTACCGCTACCTCCTGCTGAGTTGCCGATGATACGAACTCGGAACCCATACTCACCACTACCCCCACGATTCGCCAACATGTTGACTCCCACAGCAGTAATCGCCGTGGTTGTTACAATGGACGTCGTAGTACAGCCTGCACCAACACTTCCTGCAAGTCCCATAGAAGGAGCGAAGACACATCCTGCACCAGCAGCAAACGCTGAGATGCCAGGATTGACTGCTAAGTTCCAAGCCTTCTGCACGATCCCGAAACGGTTCAGAATAGCAGCTGATGCTAGCTGGTAAACGAATGGGTTCCTAGAAATGTCATTGCGCAGATCGGAGCAGATACCCATTCCTGCAGCGTGGGCGTTAGGACTAGGAGACACTTGCACCCACATCTGGCGATCAATTACCTTCTTAAAGCTGTTGGTCATGTTATTGTCCTCCGCTGGACATTCGCCCAAGCGTTAAGGTTCGCACCGAGCATTAGTAGCCGTCCTTGATACGAGTCAATCACCGGAAGATTCGTTATGGTAGTTACAGTACCCACAGTTGTCACAGTACCAGATGATACGACCACTTGTGCTCTCATCTGGTTGGCAGACTTGTCGACGTAGCTGGGATTAGCGATGGCTAGCAGGATGCTCCTGAGGACCGCAGTTAACTCCGACAACTGGACGTCTGCTGGCTCGGTCTTCTGAGTTAACTCTGTCAGAATACTGTCCTGCTTGGCCTCTGTAGCCGCACCTACGTCCTCCACTGGAAGGGGGTTAAGGTCGCCAACGATCGTCTCGTCCTTCTTCATCAAGACGACAGCTTGCACTTTCTTACCTACGTTAGGGACAACCTCTAACTCCTGGGTAAAGATATCGTCGCCAGTTGGGTCAACGGATCTCTTAACCGAAGAATCCTTCATTATATCTCTCCGTCACGCCTCGAGCTAATTTTATTCGTCTATCCGTAACTATCGCGGCCAGCTTAGCACCCACGTAACTGAACGAGAACGATCGCGCAACAGGTGCAGTAAGTGCCTGAAGTCCTAAAGCGAAAGCTGTTGCAACATCGTCGTTCTCTCCCTCAGGTGCTGATAGCGTAGAACCTACAATACCACATAACTGATAGAATGCAATTTCCGAATGAACTGTTGTAACTTTGTCTTTGAAAGCATCCGCGGTTGTACTGTACATCTCAGACTTGCTCTTTGAGTTGGTGTGCCAACCAGCGAGCCCATCCATCCCTGCCAAGATGTCTAACGTTCCTTCCTCGTGAATAGCCGCAATTACTACATGCCCGTGATTGTTTCGCTCCGGTAAAAGTGTGGCATTGTTATACTCGTGCGCTAGCCTAATCGCCAACTGAGAGAAAACCGAGGGCTCTATACGCTCGTTGATCATGCAAACCTCTTCAGCATTGGCAGTATCCAACACTACAAGTGCTGAAGGATCGCTTTGGGGATTGCCTTCCGCAGGGTCTAAGCCAATAACGTACTGGTGGAATTTCTCCGGCTCGTGATAAACACACAGTCTCGGCTCGATACTATGAAGGTACGAGTCAGAGATTGATTCGATTTGCACGTAACATTGCGTAACCCACTGAGCCGGTATACGCTTATCTAACGTCCTAGGGATCAAAGCCTCAGAATCGTCCGCAGGGTACTGCTGCCAGAGGTCGTCCAATGACGTGGTACGAGCAAGAATGTCACGCATCTGCTCCTGATACCACGCTTGGTCACGATCTGGACGTACATACCAAGGGAGGAATATCGCTTTCCACGGCGATTTACCCGCTTTCGCAGCTAGATACATGCGTTTGAACGGGCTCTGTGGCTCCTCCTTATTTGATCTAGACAGTAAAATCATTCTACCCCCGCCGTCGATCGTGGGTTTCACCGCGTTCATCAGGAAGTCGAGGTTCGGTACGAGATCTGCCTCGTCCACAATTGCCATAGATGCTGTATAAGAGTCCCCAGCCGTGGTAGGAAACGCATACGCAACGGACCCGTTACTGAGGTGCCACTCGTGATTATTGTCGATAAGTAAGCGTTTGGCCTGCATCCAAGGGGGTAGGCGCTTATAAATGCCACGAAGTCTTTCGAGTAGGTACTGGGCCCGTCGTCGCGCCTCGAAAATAGCAGCACTGTGACTATAGGTTGAAACAACATCAGCCATAAGGCGAAGCAGAGGACCAGCCAGGTTTGCCCCAACTGCCTCGCCTTTAGGATGATGACCAGTCGATTGTCCTTCAAGTCTTGAAGAACGTCGACCTGTCTAGCCCAAAGATGGAATGGGATCCAAACAGCCGCTGTTGCATCATAGATGTAACAGTAGTTATACACAAAATAGAACGGCGAGAGAGTGCACGCTAGCCACTCTTGGCGCGCGTTGACTGTTCCCATTCCTGCACTATTTCCTTTACTTTGGCTAAATCGTCAGCGGACACGGGTACTTGAACGTTGAGCAGCTCTTGGCGGCTCACCGTCGGTACACCAATCCTGTCAAGGATCGAGTTTGCAGCGATCACTTGCAAGCGTGGCGAGACCAGCGCGTCGATTAGAGCCTGCGCTGCAGCACGAGCGTTCTCCATTAAGAAGCGTGAAGCGTCGAGAACCTCTTTCTGAAGTTCTTCGTTACGATGCTCATCCCAGGCCTCTGCCCGAACTCTCCATCTGTACTCCTTCGCGGCCCCAAGCCAGTGGTTGTACGCCGCGTTCAAAGCTATCTCGTCCTCAGCTTTTGATGGGTAGTTCTCTTTGACGAATGCGATATATGCACGCCGAACCGATCGTGCGAGCCCGCGATACAGGTAGTAACGCTGGAACCTGAGGAACCATTGCTTTGACTCCCCAGGTTGCCTGTCCCACAGCTCAACGGCGGCTTCGGCGTGCTCGACTAGAGACTCGCTTACGCTTTGCGCTTGATTTATGGACTCGTCCATGGCTATCCTTGATACCGTACTTATGTGCCCACCGACGCGCTATGCGGGGGTGGTTCTTGAACATAAACCTGGCCTGCCTCTTCGACATGCCACCTTTAGGCACGGCTGACCTTCTTTTTCTTCTTCTTCGGCATCTTTACGCGCTTCAGCCGGGGGTTGGCCTTCTTCGCCGCTGGGCTCGCATTGCGTGCACCCTTGGCCAAGTATTTATTCGCCTGCTCAACAGGGATGCCCTGCTTCTTGGCGATGCTCTGCGCTGACTTCTTGAATCCAGGATGCTTAGCCACCATAGCACCTCTTATGCGAACGTGATGGCGCCGGAAGCCTTCAGCAGGCCATTGGGCAGGACCAAGACCATGTAACACGTCTTGGCGCCCGCAGCGTGCGTGATGTTGACGTCGATGTCACCATCTGACTCGCTGACCAGCTGAGCACACTTGCCCGCTACGATCGGAATCAGCAATCCATCGGTAGCGATTGCCCAACCTCCATCAGGGGCCGCAGCCACGATGGAGTCGCCATTCACGTCATCTGACAGATAGGCGAGAATGGAACCACGAACGGCCAGATCTGCACTCGCAGCATCCTTCAGCTGGATCGTGACCTTGATCACGTTGGCGGCTTCGGCACCAGGAGTCAACGTAGACTGAGCTGAAGGGATCCCGTTCAGCACGTTGAGCTCAGAAGCCACAGGGGTAACCGCGACACCTGCGATCCTAAGCTCGCCACCAGTCTCGACGTCGAGGATGCCACCATTCTCGATCGAGAGGGTGTTGCCTGACAACACCTGCTGGTTGAGTAGCGTCCCCTGCATCAACATCTTAGTCTTTCTAGGCATAACAGATCTCCTTCCTTACTAGCTCGCCAAGCCTCTGAAGAGGGCCCGACATGAGCACACCTCCAAACCTGGGCTTGGGCCATTGAATATATTATATACGTATAGGGTCTAAGAAACCTCCTAGGGGCTGTGTGTTTTCACAACTCCGGAACAACCTTTTGCAAAGACAACATCTTCTTCAGTTCGTAACGGAGGTCGTAGGATGAAATTGCCCCCTTGATTTTTTATTTACTTTGTGTTATAATTGTTGTTGAACATAGTTCAGAAGCGCGAGAGCGTACGAAAGGAGAATAGAATGGTTAGTACTGATGAGGTTCGGAGAATGGTTGAGGGGGGAATGTCTGTGGCGGCTATTGCCGAAGAGTTAGACGTGTCGTCCGCGAGGATATCTCAGCTAGTCCACGCATTGGGCCTGGGTGATTCGGTGAAGCGAAAGAGTTCGTTGTCTCGACTCACTCCTGAGGATATTGCGGACGCGATTGCAATGTATCAGGACGGTCAGCCTGTCGCTGCAATCATCATGAAACATAAACTCAATTACAACTCGTTCTATAAGCTCCTGGGTGATCAGGGGATTGAGATGCGCGACAGAGGGCCCGAGGGAAAGGATCTTCGTAAGGACAGGCTTGACCTCGCCGTGAGCCTGTACGAACGGGGAATCAGCTTATACTCGATTGAGGTTGAAACAGGGATTCGGCAGCCTGAGGTCCATCGCGAGCTTCACAAGCGGGGCATCCAGTTGCGGCGCACGAGCAGGGCGTTGGCAGCGTTGGGGAAACTTGGCATGGGCATGACTGAAGACGACATAGATCTCGATAATCTTTCTGATCGCGAACGCGAGCTCTTGAAGCCAGAAGACGACAACGCCTAATCCTATTCTGATCCTGACCCTGGTCCAGGGGTGTTTGTATGGAGACTCAATACCTACACGGGTATTGAGTCTTTTTTGTTCCAGGGTTATACCGTATACCCTTTTGTAAGGTTGCCTAACTACTAAACCATGATAAAAATCATACAAAACACATGATGAACGACACTTGTCCTAATGCCTATTAGCGGGTATAATGACTATAATGATAAAGGACCGAAACGTGAGTAGGTCCTATAAGGAGAGTATTGCATGAACGCCCAGTCGTACGACCATGAGAAGTGGATCACCGTCAAGGAAGCCCTCCGGGTTTCCGGCTATGGAAACAGCTACCTGCGCATGCACCTCCTCAAGGAGGGTAAGATCGAGTCGAAACGGGAGATGATCCCTGGGACCTCGATCGAGCGCATCTTGATCGACCGCCAGTCCTTCGAAGCGTGGATCAAGAACCACGAGCGCGCGGACGTCGTTCGTGTGACCAAGAGCGAGTACGACGAGTACCTCGCCTGGAAATCGAGCCACTAGAGTGAGCCGGAAGGTTAGG